GCCTGGTCTTCAAGAACCTCTCTCTGAACACGGGTGTAGTCAGGGTCGTTTATCCACTGGTCATACTTAGCCTTATCTATTATACCGTTATCAAACATGTACTGGATGTCATTCTTGGTTGACTGGTTAAGTAATTTATATGCCTGCTCTTGTTCTGCCGAGCCTACGGGTACTTTAACCTTAGTTCCTTTAATCTTTCCCGCCTCCACAAGCTTATTGTTGTTAATAGCGTTCTGTTTCTCTTTGATGAAGGCACCAAACTCATCATACTTTTCCTTGCTACCAGCAATGAGTGGTTTAAGTTGTTGGAAGGCTGGGTTTTCCTCTAGCCTTGCTTGTGCTTTAGAGGCAAACTGTCTGACGTTGGTTATCCTGTCCTCTAGTTCGTCCCTTATTAACCTGCCAGTGTTGGTATCAGTTGCGTTGCCAAACTGTTTCTTAATGAAGTTTGTGTCGTCTACAACCTTTGCTACGAACTCGTCTTTTAGGCTTGTTATTTTCTTAAATGTATTAGTCTCTGCTGCTGCTCTACCTAGAGATGTTTCGCTGATGCTCGGTATCTTCTGAGCTATCTTTTTGCCGCCAGCACCCAATACTGCACCTCCAGCAGATAAGCCAGCGCCAAGTCCAGCACCTACGGCTGCATTTTTAGCTATCTCATTGACCGAAGCATCTGGATTACTCCTTAGCGTGCTACCAGCGCCACCCACAGCACCGCTGGCCGCAGTCTCAGCAATAGCTCCAGCGGCACCAAGAGCACCGCCAGCCTTGTACGCAGCCTTAACACCCTTACCTCCAACTAAGTAGCTTGTTAGTTCTGCGGTTGCACCCAGAAACTTCTTTTTGTTTGTTTCAGATTCAACAGTTTTGGTCCTTTGAGATATTTCTTGAGCCCGTTGCCTTTCTAAGTCGTTTAGAGAGTTTAGTAATATATCTTTTCTCTCTTTTGGAACAGTGGGGTCGTTGAGCTCTGTGATTACTGCTGTGCGCAGTTTATCTAGTGATTCTTGGGAGCGGGCGAGTAATTTTTCCTCTGCATTACCTGCCGTTGCCCTCGTAACGCCACTGGCAACCGTTGATATTGCCCGACCAGTGTCCTTAACGAGTTCACCACCGATGTTTAGTGCGCCACCGATAACTTTGCTGCCAATCCCCTTTTGTGGTGTTACGCCATAGCCTGGACGAGTTCTGTCTGCGAAAGAGCGTATATCACTTAAACCAAGCCCAGACTGTTTGGCTATATCCTCATAAGACATCCCCTGGTCTAGCCCTGCGTTTATTATGTCCTCTTCTTTTTTTCTTCTCTCTAGCCTAGCGTCCCTCTGTTGGTAGAGCTTCTTCCCTAGTTCGGGATTTGAGAGAGCCATGAAAGTGCTGTTGAAGTCCAGATTATTGTCATTCTGATAACCTGACTGTATGTTTAGTTCCTCGTTACTTTTAATCTTGCCTTGCTTTTGAGCTTCACGGTAGAAGTTTGTTAAAAAGGACATTGTTACCTCCTTTCAAGACCAGATGTGTTGAATAGGCTTATGCGTACTGGGTCTTTAAGTGGGTTAGTGTAGTCTTGTATGTGTGTTTTGTTTATGTACTTATCATACTTGTTGAAGAACTCTGATTCTGGGAGACCCTTCTGCACCCAAAGTGCCCTCGCCTGGTTAAACGTTTCTGGGCTTACATTACCGTCTGCACCAGACAGCTTGATTAGCCCTGCCTCAGTATTACTCAAGAAGGTTTCTAGGTCCATATCCGCCGCAGCAGCAGAAGCCCTAGACGCAGCCCTAGACGCAGCCCTAGCCTGTTCCTGTTGATATTGTTGCTGTCTAAGTTGGTACTTTCTCTCTAGGTCGGTCATTGCTAGGTTTTGTTTCTGTGCTTCTAGGTTTTGGGTGTTGATTGTGCTAGCTAAGTCGCCCGCTGCTTGTCCTCTGGCTACATTGGCCTGTCCTGCAAGCTGTTGGTTGGCGCCTATGGCTTGGGCTCGCTGACCACCCAATAAGGCGTTTTGAAGGGTTGCAGCTTGCCCTAATTGACCAGCTATATTCTGACCTAATTCTCCGCCTGCCACACCTCTTTGAGCAGCTGATTGATTAACAGCTTGTGTCTGCGCATTGGCATTGTTTGTAAGGCTAGCCATAAGGGTATTGTACAAATTCTGAATGGCTGGTGTTTGTTGTTGTATTGCCTGAACTGCCTGGTTAAATACAGGTGCTACCTGTTGATTTGCTTGAGCTATTTCTGGTTGCATTATAGATAACCCCCCGCAAGTGCTTGTTGCTGAAGTGCGTACTCCCTATTTGACTGAGCTATTTGGTTTTGTAGTTGTTGCTGTTGAATAAAGTTGCCCTGTAATGCGTTGGCTAGCTGTGCGATAGCGCTGGCTTGGTCTACTTGTAGGCCGCCAATATCCTTATATATACCGCCAATGTCTTTAGCGTTCTGAGCGGCTAGTTGCCCTCTCTGCCCTGTAATGTCAGCGGCTACTTGTGCCTGGCCATAAACTGGAATAGTAGAGCGTAGTATACCCCTAGAATTAGAGTCTTCTAATACGTTTTGAAAGCCTGCTTGCTGTTGTCCTTGGAGAGCATTAAACTGGGCGGCATAAGATTGGTTGATTGGTTTTATCTGACCCTGGAGAGCCCTTATCTGCTGGGTATACCCTGGAGAGAGTTGACTTTGCGCTGTTCTTATGTATGAAGTTGCCATTTGTTTTTACTTTATTTGTTACTAAGCATAATTATAACCGTAAATCAAGCGTTTTATCAACTACTTATACGAAATACCATCCTACTCATCATTGAGTTTACATACTCAGTAGTACCATTCCCGCCGTCAATCCTGTGTTGAATTTTAAACTCGTGTTCTCCATCTGGTTTCGGCAATATATCAGAGCGTATTCTTGTAGCCGTTGTGGATGTGGTGGATATTTCTGAGTTCTCCACTGGTTCATCTGTGGTAATGTTATACAGTCTATAATACCCAGTCCCAGCATCAGTTTTACCTATCATCTCAAAATACCATGTGTGGCCAGTCCAGTCGTCGAAGTTAATAGTACCTAATGACCCTTGAATATCTGTATATGTTGAGTTTGTTGTCCAAGAATCTGTCCACTGTGGGTGCATTTGTAACCAAGTTTCACTCTTATACTGTTCAAAGGCATTGTTTAGTATGCGTTGGTGGTCGTTGAGCTGTTTAATAATTGAGTCGAGTTTTGCGTTGATGTCATCACCTGTAGCGCCAATACTATAGTCTGGATTAGATGGGAATATCTGACTCATTGTAGTCGCCTTGTTCTTACTGTTGGCAGTATTCCTAGAACTTCAATGCCCTCACCGTACCCAGATTGGTCTATTTGGAACTTGAAGTATTTAGCTAGTCCTTGGAACTCTGCAATTCTTGTGGTTATGATTGACCCCTCTGAGCTCCAAACATCTGTATCCCAGACCGCGGTATCCCATAGGGAGTTTGTGCCAGGAGAAAGGTTTATGGCTGTTCCTGTAGTTTCTGTTTCTGATATGTTAGCAAGTTGAGTGACCGTCATTTCCCAGTCACCAAGAGATAATTGCTGGATGTAGAATTTCTTTATAGCTTTGTCGTTCATACCAGTACCAAAGGATAGTGATGGGGTCACATATCTAGTGGTTATTTCGTAGCCGTCATCATGTGAGCCAGTGTCAAACCGATACATTACACCTTGATTAGACGAGCTAAAGTATATCTGTCCACTATCGTTACTACCATCCCAAACTACCCAGTCTGAGGCATGTATGTTCTCAAACTTACCCCACACACCCATTTCATAGTGGTAAAAGAGTGCTTCGTCATTATATGAGCCACTATTAGACGTATAGGATATGAGATAAGTGTTGTTCCACAGGACTGCGACTGGACTTGTTTTATTTGCCCAGGCATCAATAGAAGTATTAACCACTCCCTCTGATATATTCTTTAGGTTTGAGCCGTCAAATAGGTATACGCCCTTGTCTGATAGGAATGTAAGCAGGTCGCCATACTCTACAAGCGTTCTCTTGTCTATCATGCCAATCTCATTGGTCACATTCCTGAGTTCAAAGTTGGATGGTGAACTACCTAAGAGTCGCCATATAGACCGTCTTTGGAAGACGTACAGACCATTATTAAGTGAGTATAGTCCCGTTCCAATATCTCCCTTACTAGACGGGATGATAATAGAGCCAGCGTTGTTGGCGGTGTCAAAGTCGTTGAAGTGTTCCTCTGTTACTGAGGTGTCTAGTGCTGAGAACCTTAGAGTATTACCCTCTAGTGTCCAGATACGGTTAAGGTGGTTTTCTATAAAGTCTGGTTGTGGGCGGTTTAGCCCTGACGGTGCGGTTGCGGTATTGAGTTTACCTTGTATCTCGCCCCACGGTGAGATAGTGTAAGTCTGCCCAGACAGGGTTGAGCCCAAATAAGCCGTTTCGATAGTAAGCGACGTGTTTGAGCCTATTGCAACAATCTTATACCACTTGCCGTCTGGTAGTTTTATGTATTCGCCCGTTTCGGCATTTGTAGATGTGTTCCACGATGTTCCAGAACCAGTAACGGTGGTGGAGTTGTTGGTGGCGGTTATGGTACCAGTGGTATAGTCAGAGTTGGTTGAGCCTCGGTACTTCTTAATATAGTTAGTTTTATCGATAACCAGTAGTGTGTCGTTTGCTACTGTATAGTCTATGTATTCAGATGAACTTAGGCTAACTCCAGATGGAAGGGATATGGTGGTCATAGCACCAGTTCCGTCGTTACCCCTATATAATGAACTACCAACTTTTACAAATGTTTGTTTAGTACCTGTAGTGTTATAAAAGCGAATCATGCCAGTGGTGGCTGTTGCGCCAGTGTAGACGTTAAACTTGAGGTCGGTTGAGGCTACTGCTGACCAGCTAATTCCTGAATCGGTTGAAGAGTAGGCCGCACCATTAGCGTAGGCATTGCCTGTACGGTGTACTAGAACGGTATTTATTGTCTGAGTAGTTGTTTGGGCGATGTACGGTTTAAGCACAACCGCATACTCTGTAGAAGCTGTCAGTGCGTATGGTACGTTAAATCTAAAGCTGTACTCTGTTTCAGACGTCCCAGAGACAAGAAGTATCTGCCCATCTATTAGTTTAGCGCTTGGACCTGTACTGCCGCTCCATAATTCCGCTTTCATATACTGTTCTTGACCGCCCGTATTCATAGCAAGATAGAAGTCACATTGAACTATGCTTGCACCAGCACCTACTTGGAAAGTCTGAGCCACCCAGTCTGATACTGCGTCTAGGGTTATGGTGCCAGTTGATGCTCCCGTATTGGCCTCATCGCTAGATGACGCTATTGGGTCGCCATTATATCTGAGATAACCATTCCTTGTTTTTATGGAATGGGTGTCTGTAAATACAACATTAGCCATGTCTGGTGACTGGTTGGGTTGTAACTTAGTTTCATGTGGGTCGGTAACAAGACCGCCAATAAAATCAAACTCTTGTAGCGGCTGTTCGGGTACGTTCTTGAACCTGATGTTTTGTTGAAAGTTGAGAGGCATTACTCTACCTCACCTCGTTAGACAAACCTGTGTGATTAATATACGTCTCTGGTCCAGTGATTTTGAAGTTATCTGTGTCTGTCGGTTGGGTCAATAGGTTCTGTCTTGCTAGTGCTACTATTTGTTCGTAGCGGTTAGAAGCTTTTTGTGCCAAGTCTGGGTCTGTATTGAAGTCGTGTTCTAGTGATAGTGCGTACTGCAATAATGCCTCTCTATAGGCTATTGGTATAATAGGTGTGTCTGAGTCAGCAGAAAGTTCTGTTGGTATTTTATAGTAGTCAATAGCAACAGAGTAAACGTCGTTTGGTAGTGGCCAGAAGCCAATAGAACCACCCTTAATGTAGTATCTGGTTGGGACTGATGCGCCGTCTGAGTCGAAGTCTGGTTCGTCAACTCTAAGTTGGTTAAATGGCCAATAGACAAGTTTCCTATTATTAGAACCCTGAATACTGACTGAAACAATGTTCTGCGCGTCGATGTCCGAAAAGTTAGATGATAAACT